GCCGCCCGGATGGATTGGGTTATGAGCCCGTCGTCCGGTGATGCTCTTCTCTGTTTTGTAAAAAGAGCGGTACCAGCCGGAAGCAAGTGTACAAACTGGTACCGCCAAAGCAGTGGCTGTTGTGGTGACCGGTGCTGATCTCCGGCTTGCGGTTATTTCAGACTCTCACGGGCGTTTAATTGCCCCGCCGAACAGCTCTTTTCCGCAATAGCTGCAATGTCTTTCGCGCATCAGCCTGCGCCTTCACCACAACGCTGAGAGCACTTAGCCAGTTACGGCACCACACTTTGTCGCGGCTCCATAAATGCCCTCATCGTTGCACCCTGGTCTCTTCCCAGGCGTCAAACCGGATCGCCACGCTGGTTAGGCGTCTTATCAGCATCATCATTGACTTGCACATTCCGGCTACCTGGTTTGTTTGCCCGAGCAAGGAGTGGATTGTCCCCTTTAACGTCCCCAGACCGCTAACGACGCATGTGCCATACGCCGTGTTACAACCAAATTTTGTTAGTACCTTGTTTGTAGGTCTGGAAAGAAAGATAAAATGAAGTTGCGCATTATGCAAGTGTTTTTATTGCGAGATATGCAATTTGGTGGGTAATGAAAAGCCACCTTCTGGTGGCTAATTGATGTTGAGGTAGGGGGTTAATTGTGTCGCTTAAGGGTTTGTGACTGACTGATTAAGACCTTTCCAAAGACCATAAACCGGTGTTCGTTTTCGCTGGTAATTCCCCATTCGCGGTAAATCTGATTATCAGAAATTACCAGCAGTTTATCAGGTATCATTTGCAGTCGTTTGACGTAAATTTTATCATCAAAACCAAATACATATATACCATCCCCATCAAACTGATTGATACTGATATCAACGAAGATGAGATCTCCTGGCTCAATGGTTGGACACATACTGTCCCCACGAACGTTGATAACTTTAATGTGATTTGCTGGTCGTCCACCAAACATCGATACAGCATTATCAGTTCTGTATTCAATGGCATGAATCACATCAATGACATCACCGCCCTGGATAAGGCCATTTCCCGCACTGGCACTGACATCCAGCATTTCAATACGGAATACATCCTTCACCTGCGCAACATCCTCACTAATACTGTTTTTACATACAGTATTACTTTTGAGGTCTGAGGTAAAGAGATCAGCAATATCAACACCTAAACTCCTGGCAATATTACTCAGGGCTTGTTCAGTGAATTGTTTCTGCTTACCTGTTTCGAGGCGCGAGATATTCGCCGCATCCACTCCTATTGCTTCAGCGAGATCGGCGATTTTCATGTTCTTCGCCTGGCGAAGTTGTCTGACTCGATTTCCTATGTTCATGCGTTTATTACATTTCTTTATTGCGCGTTAAGCAAATCAACTTGCGCAAAATATTTGCGTGAAATAATATGCTCATCACGCAATATGTGGAGGTTATATGCAATCACCATTACGGAATGTGCGTAAGGCGCACGGATTTACTTTGCAGCATGTTGCTGCGGGCGTTCAGGTCAATCCAGCGACGTTGAGTCGTATTGAAAGACTGGAACAAATTCCATCTATCGATCTTGCAGAACGTCTGGCCAATTTTTTTAAGGGTGAAATCAGCGAAATGCAGATTCTTTATCCGGCACGTTTTCAATCTAGCCAAAACCAGAATGGGTTTAAACCACAGGAACAGGAGGTAAGCCGTGGGTAAGCATCATTGGAAAGTGGAAAAACAACCTGAGTGGTACGTGAAAGCTGTCAGAAAAACTATCGCGGCATTGCCTGGGGGTTACGCTGAAGCTGCTAACTGGCTGGATGTAACAGAGAACGCTTTATTCAACCGCCTTCGTGCAGATGGCGATCAGATTTTCCCGCTGGGATGGGCAATGGTTTTACAGCGCGCGGCTGGCACTCACTACATTGCGGATGCTGTCGCACAGTCTGCTGGTGGGGTGTTCGTATCGCTTCCTGAAATTGAGGAAGTAGAGAACGCCGATATAAACCAGCGCCTGCTGGAAGTCATCGAACAGATCGGGAATTACTCAAAGCAGATTCGTTCGGCAATCGAAGATGGGGTCGTGGAGCCACACGAGCAGACAGCAATTAATGATGAGTTGTATCTGTCAATTTCGAAGCTCCAGGAGCATGCAGCACTGGTCTACAAAATCTTCTGCGCTCCAGAAAAGAGTGACGCCCGCGAGTGTGCAGCTCCGGGCGTCGTGGCGTTTTGTGTCTGTGGAGAAACTAACGCATGAACAGTTTAACGGCAAATAACCGTTTGTCGCAACAGCTGGTGGTCAGTGTCGCTGAACACCTGTTGTTACGGCATGAATGCAGATTACCAGATCACCTGGCTGTAAGTAACCACAGAGAACTTTACCTGACTGTGGGGGGCGAGTTGTGCAGGAACTTAACCGCTGGTTTCGTGACGGAAGAGGGCTTTATGTCCATGTTATTCGTTGGGAGCCAGAAACACAGCGCGTTATCTATCTTCGCAAAGACTACCCGCATGAGTGCTTTAGTCCTTTGTGGAAATTCAGGCGTGATTTTGTTGAGTGTGAAGGACCACCAGCACATTGATTCTGCCATTCCGGGACGTTACACTGTTCAGGCACCTTATAAAGCGGGTGCCGGGATTGGCGTCCTGGAAATGTTATCGGCGATATATGACGCGCCAGCGTCTTTTTTATCGTCTGCGTCTGTGCACACCCAAATTATGGTGGGCTGGACGGGGGCACCGAAAGGTGCGCCGGTTTCCGATAACGCCGGTTACGCCAACCCCGTTCAGTTCACCACCAGCGAAATTGGCGTTTCCGGTGGTGAAGGTAATTCACTGTTATCGGAGGCTGCCATCATGGCTACGATCCCAACCCTCACTCAACCTGAAATTGCCATCGTTGATGGTCAGGCTGTTACTTCATCCCTGGCTGTTGCCAACTTCTTCTCCAAACGTCATGACGATGTACTGAAAAAGATCCGCACGCTTGAATGCTCTGCATCATTCACTTCCCGCAATTTTTCGGTGAGTGATTACACCGATTGCACAGGCCGCAAACTACCTTGCTATCAAATAACCCGCGACGGCTTTGCGTTTCTTGCTATGGGTTTCACGGGTAAACGTGCTGCCCAGTTCAAAGAGGCATACATCAATGCCTTTAACCAGATGGAGAAACAGCTTTCAAATCCCTCTGTACTGAGCGACGTTGCACATAACGCCAGCGTTCTCTATTCCTACATTTCATCAATTCATCAGGTCTGGCTGCAGCAGCTTTATCCTATGTTGGCAAAAGCCGAATCTCCGCTGGCTGTTAGCTTGTATGACTATATTAATGATGCTTCGGCACTGGCCTGCCTCATAAATTTGTCGCTGAACCCTTCAGAGGTAAGGGGGCGCAAATGATCCGGAATATTTTCAAACGGTTTACCAATCAGACTTTCCGTTGTCCTCGTCCGGGTCAGTGGTACACCACACCTGCAGGGCATGTTCTACGTGTTAGCCTGGTGGACCGTGAATGTCAGAAGGTGATTTGTGAACCGCTGGGCCGTAATTACCGCGTCAGTATGCCGCTTATAACCTTTCGCTCCGGCAAAAACATGAAGCATCTCGGAGGTGCAGCATGAGTATGGAGCTGATGGTTAAAGCGATGAAAATTCGAGTGGGTAATCCATTGCGAAAACTGGTTCTGATCAAGCTGGCTGATAATGCCAGCGATCAGGGTGAGTGCTGGCCCAGCTACCAGCATATTGCTGACCAGTGCGAGATTAGCAAACGTTCTGTGATGAATCATATTGCGGCCCTTTGTGAGTCCGGGCTGGTAAAAAAAGTCACCCGGAAAGGTGAAAAAGGTAACTCAAGTAATATCTATCTCCTTCATCTGGATGGTGCAGGAGATTCACTAGGGGGTAGTGCAAATAATTCACTATCTGGTGCAGCAAATTCACCAGGTAGTGCAGGAGTTGCACCAGGGGGTAGTGCAGGAGATTCACCCAGAACCAGTCACTCTTTTGAACCAGTCAAAGAACCAGTCAATGAACCAATAGCTGTTGGTGCATCAGTTGATGAGTCCGTGCGAGTTCGTTCAAACCGACCGGAATACTCTCCGGAGTTTGAGCAGGCATGGCTGGCATATCCCAAACGTGCTGGTGGCAATTCAAAATCTGCAGCCTTCAAAGCCTGGAAAGCCCGTTTGAATGAGGGGGTAAACCCCGAAACCATGCTGGAAGGTGTGAAACGCTACGCGGGCTGGGTATCTGCGATGGGTAACAGCGGCACACAATTTGTGAAACAGGCTGTCACGTTCTTTGGTCCGGATCGTCATTTCGAAGAATCCTGGGAAGTTCCTGCGGTATCTGCAGCTAGACGTGAGGACCCGTACTTCAAAGCCAGTTACGACAACGTGGACTACAGCCAGATCCCGGCAGGATTCAGGGGGTGATCATGAGTCTTTTGAATGAAGTTCAGAAATTCATTGAAGCCCATCCGGGGTGTACTTCCGGAGACATTGCGGATGCTTTTGCAGGTTACTCACGGCAGCGCGTTCTGCAGTCAGCAAGCAAGTTACGTCAGAGTGGGCGTGTGGCTCACCGTTGTGAAGGAGATACACGCAGACATTTCCC